CGGCGGCTTTGAATCTGCCGTGGTCGCCGATGGGGCGGCCGCACTGCATGCAGAGCATTCCGGCATCGGCGGCCGCAGCCTGTTCCTGAGCCGACGGGGCGGCCGCTGCTTTGGACTTCTCGGTCTGCGCTTTGCTCTGTGCGGCAGAGGGATTCGCCGCTCTGCGCGGCCCCTGCGCCCTGATGGGCGTGGTATCCGTGACGCTTTCCACGTCCGGGTCATCCTGTTCCTCCGTCGGGATGGAGAAAACCTGAAAACAGGCGTACTTGTAGGCGACGGACATTGCCTTGTTGCTGCTCTTGTCGGCGTTGTCCATGGCCTCGCCGACAACCTCGGCGGAGACGCTGGATCCGTCTTTGGCGTAGAACGAGTAGCGGACGCGCAGCAGCGTCAGCGTCATATTGCCGCCGCTGCGGGTCTGGCGCTCCTGCCGCTCCTGCGACAGAACCTCCGGCACGACGAACACGCCATGCTTGACCATAGCGGGTTGGATGGCGTTCATGACATCATCGACGCCGCGGTACATAAAGCCCTGCTGTGTGTTTTTGCGGGCCTTTGCAACGGCTCCGACGTCGTCCATCACGCCGATAATGGCGGCGTAGATGGCGGCGGGCTGTGTAGTTATCTCACTCACTGCGTAATTCCTCCCAGTCAATGTCTAAGCTGTCCGCCGCGTCGTGCAGCGCGGCGATTGACTCCGGCGTACCGCACAGGGACACGAAGCGCTCCACGAGCCACGGCGTGCCCTCCTCCGGGGCCGGTTCCGCTTCTTCGAACATCCCGGATACGTCCGGGGTCTGCGCGGGCTGTACGGGCTGCACGACGACAGCAGCGGGCTTCTGCACGGCCTCTTCGGCAAGCGCCGCGGTGCGGGCCTCTGCCTCCTGCTGCGCCTGCAGGGCCGCGCGCTCCTCAGCCTCCCGGCGGATGCGCTCCGCCTCGATGGCGGCCTTGCGGGCCTTTACCGTGGCGACGGCAGCAGGCAGGGAATGCGTCAGGTTCCACTCGGCGCGGACGGCGTCGGCGTCCTCCATGGCGGCGATGCAGTCCAGCTCGCCGCGGACGGTGTCGACCTTCTGCTGCACGGCCCGGCGAAGCTTCGTCGGGGTATCATTCAGGCCGATCTGAACGCCGCAGGTCTCCCACGTCAGAGCATCCGGCCCGACGTTCCGGAAGGCTGCGTACTCCGAAAAGTACGCGCGGGCATCCTGTTCCAGCTTGTGCTTCATCCCGGCCTCGACCCGGCGGATTTTGGCGGCGAGCTGCGCGTCGGCGTCCGTAAACAGGGAACCGATCTGCTGGCGGTAAATCTGTTCGAACGCCTCGTATGGCTTCAGGATTTCTTTCTTGACGGCGACGCGCCGCCCTTCCAACTCTTTGTATTGCTTGTTCAGCGCTGCGCGCATGGCCTTGATGTCCTTGCGGGTCTCCTCCGTTGCCTCCATGGCCACGGCGGCAGTGGTGCGCGCCAGCACGTCGGCGCGGAGTGCGGCCAGCTGCTCCGCGATCACGGGGAGTTGCTGCACGGTGATCAGTTCTTTCGTTTCCATGTTATCCCTCCTTGTCCTTGGCAGGGGAGCCGAGCCATTTGATCAGGCAATCTTTGCATCTTACGGCCGAGCCGGGGCAATCATCATGCGGGATCATTTCGCAGAGTATCTCCCCCACCCGGGACCGCACAAGCTCCTCGTCCGTCATGGCCCGGATGCGGTCGCCGTTGGTCATCGGCTTCGGCGCGGCCGCCATGGCGCTCCGCTGCCAGGCTTCCGTCATAGCCCAGCGGTCCGGCAACGTGATTTTTGCCCCCACGTCGTCCGGCTTTTCCGGCTCTGGCTCGTCCTGGCATTCCTGCAGGCTGCGGGCTGCTTCCAGCAACAGCAGCCCGACATTGATATCTTGATATACGCTCCCATTGGCCCTTAGATTTGCGTGCTCCAGTGTACGTCCGGCATCAGTCAGCATGTTGACCAGATCGGCCCTCCACTTCGCTTTTACCGCCCTATCGACAGCCTCGCTAATGTTCATTGTCGATCCTCCTTCACGCGTTTCCCGCCCATGCACCACCGGGGCAACGTCGGCGGCTGGCATCTCCGCGATTTCCCGCTTTGCATCCGTCATTGTGGCCAGCCTGTTGGTCACTTCCACCTTGGTCAGGCGTGCTATCGCCATGTCTCGGCTTATGTAATCACCCATTGTCTAACCTCTCTTTCAGCCGCTCCACTTTGCGCCTGCGCACGGAACTCACATCATCCGCGCAGCAAAACAGCATCTTCATTTGCTCTAGCATGATCTCCACATCGGCGATCTCCTCGGCGATGCTTGCAGGCGAGTATTTGCCGCGCATGTACTTGCACAGCTCCTTCTGTAGCTCACTCATTTCCTCCATCGTTACCACGATCTGCAAAGTAGAGCCATAGGTGTCCAGCGCTGTCTGAAGCACTGCCGATTCATCGATGTACTTTTCCATTGTCGGTCCTCCTATTCAGTTCCTCCGCGAGCGCGCGGAAGACTGGGTATGCCTGCTGCGGTACGACCGCATTGCCGAGGGATCTAATTCGCTCCACCCGGCAGGGAAGCCCATCAACCACTCTACCCACTCCGGGTTCAGCTGCCCAGAGACGTCCGTCCCGTTTGTTCCCTTCGCGTCTCCCCGGCATGGCGTCGCAAACAGCACGCATCCCCTCAGGTTTCTCCGCTCCAGATCGTGCTCCACGCTCCGGCTTCCCATTGGCCCCGTCCCCTTGCTGTCCGAGGCCGTCGGCGTCGGATAGAGCCGTATCGCGGCCGGCAGATTGAGTGAGTGCCTCCCCATTCCCTGCTGTTGCGTCGATCTCAATTTCGCGGTGTATCCGTCCGCTGCGCATGGAGTCGGCCACAAGATCCCCTCTCCCGGCACACGCGATGAAAAGCATCTTGCCCGCCGGTGCCAAGCTCCGACAGCCGCAGCTTCAAAATTAAACACGACGACGTGATAACCTGCACGCTCCAGATCCTCGACCACCTGCCGGGCGGCAATGCCGATGATTCCAGGTACGTTCTCACCGACGACGCAATGCGGCTCAAACTCCCGGATAACGCGGAGCATTTCAGGCCATAAAAACCGCTCGTCCTCTTTCCCGCGCTGCTTTCCGGCCACGGAAAACGGCTGGCAGGGGAATCCTCCGGATATAACGTCAACTGTTCGCAGACCTCCGGTCCGCTCATAAAACCCCTCCTTTGTCAGGGTCCGGATATCCCGCCAGCGCGGGACGTCCGGCCAGTGCTTTTCGAGCACCGCTGTCGGGTAATCCGCCATCTCGCATTGCCCGACGGTCGTAAAACCGGCCCACTCGGCCGCAAGATCAAGGCCGCCTATCCCGGAAAAAAGGCTGAGATGGGTAAGCCCCGCCATCCTGCCTCACCTCCTAAAAAAATCCGCTCCTGCATCGTCAATCCTCCACATGGTAGCAGCGGTTCTCCCACTTCTTGTAGGCGTCGAAGGCGCCCTCGCGCTTGTCGCCGTTGTAGGTGATCTCGTAGTACATACCGTCCGGGACGACGGTGGTCAACAACGCCTTGTTGTTCTGCAAGATTTTGCAGCTCCAGACGACGTAGATGTCATCGTCCGAAATCAGAACATCGTCGGTCTTATCGCTCCGACCGTTGAAATAGTCCTTGATCAGCTCCTTGGCAAGCTGGATAAATTGTTCGTTGTTCATGTCCGTTCATCCTAAAAAATCCGCTCCTGCCCCGCCAAATCTCCGCCGCGCTCCTGCTCCATGCGCTGCCGCTTGTACTCGTTATACTGCGCCCGGTAGCGGTAGCTATCCCCGAAGATCGCCCACGCGGCCCGGACTACGTTGGGCTCATACGGCCGGATCCGCTCCAGATCCGCTGCGGCGCGGGCAGAGATCGCGCAGCCGCAACACCCGGTGCGCTTGAGCCCATAGACCTCGTATGCGTCCGAATACCTGAGCCCGTAGTACTCCTTGTACCACGCCTTGTCGGCGTCAGATACATAAAACAGCGGCCGAAGCCGGAATTTACCGTTTGCCGTCTCCGCAAAGCACATACTGCCGCTCCCGTCTCCGCGCGGCACGGAGCGCATGCCGCCCTCGTCTCGGCGCTCCCCTGTGATTACCATATCATATTGCTTTTCGATGGCGTGCGCCGGTTGCTTTTTGCAGATATCGCAGCACTTGTTGCTTACCTTAAACGGGATCGGATGCTCCAGCACAAAATCCAGCATGTACTTGCTGCTGTTGATCACGAGTTGGATGTTCGGCCGCGGCTCCCCTGCAGAGTTGCAGCAGCACACAAAATTGATCGTCTGCTCGCAGCCCGGATACCGGGCCTTGAGCTCCGCGCGCTTCGCAGCCTTATCCTCTGCCGCGTTATACTCCTCGTGGATCTCCAGCGGGATCTTCTTTTTCTGGAGGCCTTCCAGCCCGGCCGACATGATCTTGGATACAAACGGCTGGCCGTACTCCCTTGTGGCCAGCACGATATTTTTCTTCGGCCTGACGGTCGTGATCTCCACGCCGTACCGCTCCGCCTGCTCTTTGACATGCCGCCTCGTCGCCGCCATCTCAAGGCCGGTTTCAAAGAAGTAGTACCGGACCGGCGGAAGCTTAAAGACCTCGCGCACCTGCTCGATCAGGTGCAGCAGGATATCGCTGTCGCTCCCGCCGCTGTAGCTGCACATGGCGTTGGGATGCTCCCGAAGCCGCCGCGCGATGATCCCCTTGATCGCCTCGAACTTCTGCGGCGCGTCAAAGTCAGCATACGGCGGTCGGTTGGTGTATACGGTGGATCGGAACTCTCCGCTTTTAGCTTTCCTCATCGCGCATCCACCCCTCCAGCTCCGACTGCTCGATCTTGTACACTGGCTTGATCTGATGCCAGCAATACTCCATCTCGAGGCCTGCCCCGCGGCTCTGCTCCCAGCCTGGCAAAAACGCCACGAGATCGGCTGCGCGGATCATCGCAAGGCACACGTCCATGTATACCTTGCCTGGCCAGTCCTGCGGCAGCTCCGCAGGGTTCAGCACCGTGTCGGCCCTCGGCGAGCCGTAATACCACGCCGTGCTGTCCAGCCTGTCCTCTTCCTCCCGCAGCAGCATCCGCTTTGCGGCCGCGAACCGCGCCTTATAGTTTTCGTCGCCGGTGATCCCACCGGCAATATATACTGTCATGTTTCGTTCTCCTTTCGTTCTCTTGCCGCGCGTTTTTCGGCCGCGCGGCGGCGGTTATATTCCTTCTGGCGGGCCAAAATTTCCTCACGGTGCCGCAGGTAATAGGCCCGGTGCTGCTCCTTGATGCGTGGGTTCCCGCGCGCTTTGGCGTTGATCTCGGCGGCGTGGGCGCGGTAGCGTTCGCGCGCTTTGGCGTTGATCTCCTCGCGGTGAGCTTCCCGGTAGGCCTGATTCGCAGTCAGCCGCTCGGTGCGGTGCGACGCGTTATAGGCCCGGTTTGCGGCGACGACCTTGTCGCGGTTTGCAGCGTAATACGCCTGATATCTGGCACGGAGTTCTTCGCGATGCTCTTGATAATAGGCCTTCTGGCGGGCGAGGATCGCGTCCCGGTTGGCCTGATAGTGCGCGAGCCGGTACGCCTTCTGGCGGGCGGCATATTCGGGGTCGGATTCCCGGCGGGCCTTTGCCTTCGCAAGGATGGCCTCGCGATTTTTGGCGTACCATGCTCGGTTGCAGGCGTTCTTGCGGTCCAGCTGCTCGCGCCGCTGCGCTTCCACACTGCGATCCGGACGTCTGCCCTGCCCGGTGGGGCACTGCAGCAGCTTGTCCCGGCCGCGGGCCTCGGCGTAATCGTCGGCGTCCATGGCGTCGTTTACGCAGTCGGGATAGGGGCACCGGAAACAATCCTTGTCACAGATCGGCATGGTCGTCCTCCCGGCTGCGTGCCTCCCGCCGAGCCTTTGCCAGACGGCGGAAATACTCGGACTGACATTCCGAGCTGCACAGCTTTGCGCGATGGCGGTGCGAGGCTGCGACGAACGGCTTGCCGCAGACGACGCAGGTGGACTGATACGGGGGCTTTTTGTGGACGGCTGCGTGGCAGCGCGGGCAAAGGACGATGACCTCCGTGGGCTTGCTATAGTCCGGGTGGTGGCGTTGCAAAACCTTGCTGACCGCGCCGCAGCGCTCACACTTCGTGACGCTCTGCACGGCCCTCTGCGCGGCTTTCCAAATGGCCGCCTTCTTTTTCGCAGTCATGTTTCCGCCTCCTCTCGCGCAAATCCTAGGGCTGTCAGCGCCGTTGCAGCGCCGACCTCGTCGATCAGGTAGCCGTCCGCGCATTCGGCGTGGATTTTTTTTCCGTCGTAGGCCCATACG